TCACGTTCCCGTCATCGCCGGATCAAGCACGTTGACGATTGTATGGATTTTGGCAGCGGTCGAATCACTGGTTACGTTCGAATCGGCGACGGCCCTGGCGATGGTGGCCAGCGAAGTGACTGCCGACTGCGTTGTGTTGCCGGCGGCCTGATGATCCTGGATGGCCTTATCGGTTGCCGTGGCGATTGCTTCGGCAGCAGAGGCTCCTGCAACTACGGCGGCGGCATTGGATCCGGCCAGTGGAGCTAAAGCTTTTGCCAGCGGAGCCATGTCTTTTGCCAGCACTGCGGCTTTATCGATTACGGTTTCGATGTGGGCGAGTGCTTTGAAAAAATTCTCTAACATTGTGTTTCTCCTTTGTTGCCGGTTCATTGCCCGGCTGATGAGTTTGGGCCTTCTGTGGCCTTTGGTGATGGTGTGATGTTGAGCAGTGCGAACAGCCCTGTTGTTACCACACTCACAATTCCCATTTCCCGGCATGTGCCGCAAATCCGGCCAGCAGCAAACCGGTGATCATAACAGTCTCTTTATTCACGCCTTTCCTCCTAAAGTCTCCGTTTGAGTGAACTCTTTGAGTCGTCGATGCGTGTTCAACTGTGTTGTGACGCAAGCATCATTTCATCCTTTCCAGAATGGCGGCCAGCAGCTTGTTGCCGTCGTCGATTTTCCGCTCCAGCGCTGCCATTGCGTCGTGCCATGACCGGGAACACTCTTGGTGCGAATCCTTGAAAACTACGTTCTTCCTGAGCGCCTCAATATCGGCGTCGGCACGCTCCAGCCGCTGTTTAAATCCCATCCAGGTGAGAACTGCCGAAACGATTGAACCTCCTACACCTGCGCCTATGCTCTCCAGATTCATGTCTTCTCCAATGTTCTGCACATTTTGTTGTATATAGAAACTGTTTTGATGGATCTTTTGATTTATGTGCTTCTCTATGATCATCTGAATATCACGACGCTCACCCTATGATCTTCGACAAAGGTCGCACCATTATTTGAAACGGTATAAACTGTCACTGAACTAGTAGTGCGTGGTGCTACACCATTGATATTTTCGAACACAAGAGTTCCAAATGATCCAACATTGGTACCTATTCCAATAATTGCGTAATTTGTATCAGGCATCGGAGTTGCGAAAGTGATAACATAAGTGGCTCCTGCCGTCCTAGTGACTGATGCAACATTGCCAGACGCATAAATGCTCCCATTTGTGCCGTTGAAATGTACCCATGCCCTGCACGCAAATTGCGGGGCGCTTCCACTTGCACCTGTAAAGCCTGCCACATACTGACTTCCTATATTGCTGGTGGTGATAGCTGTTGATGCGGGTTGAAAATATGACGCATGCTGGCTATCTAACGTATCGGCGTTTCCGGCTGACGTAGCATTCCCACTCAAATTCCCGCTAAACGTCGGCGCGGTAACGGTACCGGTGAATGTCGGGCTTGCAAGCGGAGCCTTTGCCGCCAGATCGGTTGCCAGGTTCGTGACTTGCGATTCAGTAATCGTGCCGGACAGCGCCGTTGCCGTTGTCGCCGTCGTCGCTGTTGCCGCATTGCCGCTGATGGAGATGGCGTAGGTATCCGCCATGTCCGTCCAGGCCGATCCTGTCCATTTTTCCCATTTGTTGGTTGTCGAATTCCAGCGCTTTGCCCCTGTGGGCAGGTTTGTGGGCGTGGCCAGGGTGCTGTCCAGCATGGTCACCACATCGTTCAGCCGGTTTTTGAGGTAGGTCAGCACATTGGTGTAGAGGTCTGTCAACCCCGGTAAATTCCAGTCAGCCATGATTATACTCCCCTTATTGTCCAGCTTACGGTTCCGCTGATCCGCGTGCCGGATGAGTTGAATAAAAGTATTTTGAATTGAGTCGGATTTGCCGCATCCACAAAATCGTAGAGCGCTGTTGCCGAGGTTGTTCCTTTCGGCGTCAGGTTGATGGAATGCACGTCAAGGAATTGTCCGGTGATGTCGACTGCGGTTCCGCCAGAGTCGGCGGCGGCTACGGCGGCCGTGCCCTGAACCGTTTTCAGTTTGACGTCCAGCCGAAGGGTTGATGCTGTTATGGACACGATGCCTGCGTTGGTGGTGGCAAATGCGAGCGCTACTTTCACGTACCGGAAATTGACCGCATAGACCTCGTACACTCCCGCATAATCGGTCCAGGTTACGCCATCCAACGAGGTGGAGAGTGTTGGGGTGATGGATACTTCTCCCACGATCGCGGTTTTGGTCAGGGCAAGCGAGACCCTGGTATTGGGGATCGTTGCGCCATAGTCGACGATTTCCACGTAGTGCCCGGTTGCGGGTGCCGGTTGCGTATAGACCGGATATCCCGCATCTATCTGGTTTTGCGGGGTGGTCCATGAATGCGCCGTGAAGTGCCCCTGAAACGTCTCGGTGGTGTTGACCGGCGCCAGCAGCTTGCCGTTTTCCTGTATGCAGCTTGTAAACGTGCCTGTCAGGGCAAGGCTGCGCTGATCCTGCAAGACGAAATCAGGGGGCTGGTTCACTACGGCGTATATGCCCATCTCGGTACCGTACAGCCCTGAGATGTCTTTGGGCGTTATCCAGTATTTGTACGTGCCGCTGGCCGTTTCAAAAATGGTGGTGAATGTTCCGGAAAGGCTGCCCACCACCTGGGCTGTCTCGAATGTCAACCCCCTGCGGATTTCGACATGATCAATGGCGAATGTGCCCTGGTTGTTCTGCCAGGTGAGCAGCACATTGTTGTCGATCACCTGCTGCGACAGGTTCGAAATGGTGGCGGCATTGATCGTCAGGATAGCAGTCATTGCGTTGACGCTGTAATTGCCGCTGGAATCCAGCGCTTTGAGCCAGAATTGCAGATTGCCGGTCTGTGTCGGCTGCCACGAGAATTTGCTGGATTTGTGGTTCGACACCAGTACTGTGCCGCTTGCCCACGATGACCCCAGGCGAATCTCGTAACCGGCAATGTCGTAGTCCGTATTGGCGTTCCACGAAAGATCGACGAACGACTTGTTTGCCGATACCTGGAACATGGCCACATCCGCCGGAGGCATGGCAACGACCGCAGCCCCGGTAATCGTATAGGTATAGGGGGAAAGCGTTGAAATATCCTGTTGTGCACCTCCATACACATTGAACGAAACCAGCTTGATATAGATGGTCTTGCCGATCTGGTCATTCCGGAACGGGTATTTGAAGATCGAACCATCCAGCCGCGCAAATTTAGCGCCGCTTGCGTGGGCGGAAATGGTCGAACCGTACGCGCCCCGTATCAGATAGGTCAGGTTGTATGTGTTGCTAGCGGTCAAGGTTGCGGTTTCATACGCCAGCAGCTCGCCATCCACATAACAGAGGGTGTTCAGGCTCTGGGCGTCTTGCTGCGTTCCCGAAAGAAGCTGGCCGGAGCTTGACGACAGATCGACCGCAAGCGTGTTTGCCAGGTCGGTGGCCGATCCCGCAGGCAGCTGCGACGATAGGAAACCGTGGCGGGACTTCCCGTTGATGGTTCCGGCCAGCGCATAGCTGGAGTTGTCTTCCGATACCCATACCTCGCAGCCGCCCCAGTTTGCCCCGCCGGATGTGGCGAGCCAAACTTCGAGGCCGGTGGCTGCCAGTTGATAGGGACACTCGAAGATAACCGGCGCGCTGGCGTCGCCCGGCGTTACCTGATAATTGGGCAGATACCCCAGCGGATTCTGGTGAGGGTAGATGGTGTGGCTGTTGACGCCGAACGGATATTCCTCCGCTGTTATTGTCAAAAGCCCGTTTTCATCCTCATCGATTTGGGTGATTTTCACCGGCGTCAGGTTCAGCCCCAGCGTCGTATCCGTCAGGGTTACCAGGTCGAGCGGCTCCAACAGACAGTATTTCCAACTCAGTTTGAATGTGTAAGTGTTCCGGATGTACAGCACCCGCTGCAACAGGAGCTGCGCCACGGCACGTGCCACGGCAGCATCGCAGATATAATGCAGCTTTACCGGGTCCTGTGTGCGCAAGCCCTTTGCCTCGATATCGGCCTGGTCTTTCGCCTCGGCGACAGCTACATTGTAATCCTGCGCCCGGTCCACATACTCCACCTGCACATGGTTGTAGGCGTCAGCGGTGGTGATGCGGGACACGTTCACCGGCGCTTCGGAAGCGTCGGACACAATGAAATCATCGTCGGTCAGGTCGTAGATCGGGGTGATGTTCGGGGTAAAGGTCACGCCATTGCCGGTAATCTCCGCATCGGCATAGGGAATGATGGTGAGCTTGCCCTGTGACCAGATAAATTCACTATTGGTGCATTGCGCAACCTGTTTCAAAAACGCCGATGCCTCGGCCTGCTCGGTCAGGGCAGGGGAGAGAAACAGACCTGCGGCCCGGCAGTATGCCGCATACCCGCTGGCAGTGAAATCGCCGATGTTGGCTGCGGGAAAACCGGCCTGCGCCAGAAAATCGTTCAGGATGTAATCCGGCTGCGCGTCGATGTGGCCGTCCAGTTGCCCCTTTCCCATCACTTCGAACGACAGGTTTTGAATCCCGGCATTGGAATCGAGGTTGTAGAGTGGGCAATCCACATGCGCCAGCCCGGAATAGGGGACCGCTTGGTCCGGGTGATGCGTGGTCAAATGTCCCCATGCCGCCTGACCGGGAGCGCCCAGGGACGCCGACAGGTTCAGGTCTGCCAGAGTGATGCGGGTTTTGTCGTTCCACACGGTTCCGATGCCCGTGACAGGCCCGGCGCACAGGCCGATCATGACCGCGGCCTGATAGGTGTATCCGGTTGTCGTACTGCTGCTGCCGCCCATTATTTGCCTCCGCTCTGGCTCTTGACCGGATTTGCTTTAAAATCGCCATACCAGATGATATTGCCGGTAATCCGGGTTTGCCCCCACACCAGGGGAATGACTGCGCCATAGGTCGAGGTCTGCACACGTACGGCCTTGATGGCTTCCGGTTGATTGGATTGTGAGCTGCCGCCGCTATTCATCGTCCCTCCAAAAACTGAAAATACCTGCCTGCCGGTGAGCAATGGCATCCGTTGCCGCGTCTGCGAGAACACACCCCACGCCCACCGTCGCATGGATGATCTGCGGCCAATTCACCACCAGTGCTCCGTGAGACAATATCCGGCCGAACCGGTACAGGACGATGTCGCCGGGAAGCGGTTCGCGCGTAACCTCACGGCAATAGCGCTTGATCCACGCCACATACACCTCGTCCGACCGGTGCAGGTGGAAATCCGGCTTGAAGTTGCCCAGGTCCACATCGTCGATAAGACCGGCTTCCGCGAAACTGGCGATCAGGAAGGTCCCGCAATCCACGCCTGCGCCTTTGATCCTGGCGTTGAGGTGGTAGGGGGTTTTCAGCCAGGTCATAGCCTCTGTAACTACCTTTTGTCGTTCCTTCATGCTCATATCAGTATCCAGATTAGCGTTGATCTTCATCCAGCCGAATTCCTCCCCCTTCAAGGGGGAGGTCAGGAGGGGGATGGGGGCGTTTCGGTGACTGCTTAACCCCATCCCCACCCCAGCCCTCCCCTTGAAGGGGAGGGAGTAGGACTTTGGCTGAAATTCGACGCTAATCAATTGTCAGTACGCCGTTTCCGCTGCCGGGATATAGGGGCAGCCTGAGAAATGGGACAGGTTGTTGAACTTGCTGCCGCAGGTCGATTGAATCTTGTCGCAGCCGGGGTAAATCATGAACGTATCGCCGGTTGCGGGGGGATAGGGCAGCGGCAGCGAGAAATTGACCACACCCGGCGCTGCGGACTTCACTGTCCTGGATACCCCGTTGTTCAGCCCGCTGGAAAAGGTCACCGTCCCCAGGTCGAAATAACCGGATTGAGAGTAGGCGATATCCGCCGTAACCGATGAACCGGACGCAGGTACATTCGACAACATGACCGTAACCTGCTGATTGACTAGCAGGTACGACCATTTCCCGGATGCGGCAGGCACACCGTTCACCCGTACCGCTGTGACGGATGTGGGGATGACCGACAGGTTTTTGGTGAATGACGTTGCCGAGCCGTTGCCCGTACCCATGCCATAGCCCGTTAAGGTTCCGCTTACGGCCCCGGCCTGGGTCAGGCTGCAGACGAGCGAGGTGGTTGTGCTGCCGTTCAGGACGGAACTGCCCACGCCATGCGCCGATTTGTCGAGCGTGCAGCCGGAATCGTAAAGCGTGTGGCTGCATCCGGCCTGATAGACATTCCGCGGCATTTTCACGTTGAGCAGTTCAAGGGTGGATTTGACCGTCATGGGGACTTCGGTCCGGTTGAAGTCTTCGATATCCGACACCCTGCCCACGAAACGGATAATGGAACCAACGCACGTCTGCCAGTCCGGGCCGAAAAAGGCCCGCTCCAGCATGAAATCCGCGCCGTCGAACATGCCCATGTTGACGGCATGCACAAAGGGGACACCGCCCACCAGGTCGGATGAAGACGGATAGATCGTAAGGGAAAGCTCGTCCACCTCCAGCCCGGCCTTGATGGAGACGGAGTCGCGCTTGATGGGGATAGCCGAACTGAACGTCGCGCCGTTCACCGTCAGATCGCTGTCGAGCGAGGTGCAGCGCAGCACCGTTCCGTTCAGAAGGGTGAACGTGAACAGGTCGGCCATCAAAAACTGATCGGAATTATTCAACAGGGTTATGAGTTCTGTGCTTGCCTGGATCATTTTATGCTCTTGAACTGCACTTTTTTGTTCTCCCACAGTTGATACATGAATTGTGAAAACTCCGACGTATCCTGGAGAAACCGGCAGCGGAAGTAGTAAGTGAAATCTGCGGTGATGGAGACACCTGTTCCTGGAGCGGTACTGAATGTCACGATGCCGTTGGCATCCACGCTCCAGCCGCTTGCCTGGGCGACCCCGGCAAGGTAGATGACCGGCGTTCCTTTGATGGCTTTCATCGGCTCCACGAAGCCGCCCAATGTGCGCACCAGTTGGAACCTGGTGGTACTTCCGTCTCCCACGCCGATCTGCTGGCCGGTGACCGAGTTGTCGGACGTGTCGTTGAACAGGAACGAATCGAACCGCCCCTGCCGTTGGAGGAAAAAGCCCATCAGCGTTTTCAGCTCACTGACTCCGGTATCGCGCAACAGCTCGTAGGAAAGCTCGAACTGCCAGCGCGGATAACTCCAGTAGGCCGTCACATTCTCTTTCCCGCTGGCCGATGTCTGCACGCAGGTGGAAAACTCGGGAGCCTTCTTGATGTCCCATTTAAGGCCGGGGAGGGTAGGGAAGATAGCGTTGCTCATCGGGTCCCCCTGGCCGGTGTCAGGCTGCCCAGGTTGCGCACATGGGCGATTGCCGCGCTTGCCACCGCTGCTTTATTGGCTTTCATGAATGATTTTACTCCCTTGGCGTCCAGGGTGCTGACATGCATGTGGACGTGGGTGCCGTTGCTTCCGCCCATACCATCGCCCGTTTGCCCGCCCCGGATTATGTTTTTCAGGCCGGAAGAAAGATCGGCGGGGAGAACCATTTCATCCTGATGGAGTTGCGTGACCGGGTTGACGCCTGATGGAATCTCGTATCCGCCTGCGGCGGAGGCCATGGCGCCGAAGGCCAGAACTGCGGTATAGGTGACACCCGCTGCAATGGCGCCCAACACCGGGCCAACATAGGGTATCCCTACCATAGCGTTATAAGCGCCCGCAGCGGCAGATAAAGCGGCATTGTTGATCTGCTTGATAGTATCTTTCAAATTTGCGGCCATTCGTTTTAATGATCCCTCTTCCGTTGATGTGGTCTTTGCCGCTTCGCCAGCCTGATGAGCAAACACGCTTGCCCAGACGTTTTTAATTGTTGACTGCAGCATCTTTACACCCATCTCCATTACGAGACCGAGAACCTGCTTTGACATTTGCTGCATGGCCTGCTGGAACGTCGTTGCCCCTGTGATCATGCCCTTAATCGCCCCGCCAAAGCTGGACTTGATGCCGTCAGCAAGCGCCTTCCAGTCCTTGCGCTGCTCCAGCACAACCTGATTACTGAGCTTCTGCATGTTTCGGTTGTGCTGCTTCTGCAACAGTTCGATCTGGTCTAGGACGTCTTTTTTGGCCTTTATATCTCCCTTGAGGTTTTCCGCTTCTTCTTTCTTATATTTTAGTGTCAGTTCAAATTCTTTATTCAGGAGGGCGGCTTGGAGTTGGTACTCTTCTTCTTGGCTGATTTGTCCCATGGCAAGCTTTTGCTTGATCGCGTCCTGTGCAATTTGGGTGTCTTCTGCCACCAACTTGATCTTATGTTCAAGATCCTTGTTGGCCTGCTTGATAGCCTCTTCATCCTGCTTCTTCTTCATCTCTTTGATTCTGTCCCGCGCTGCCGTATAGGCAAGTTCAGCTTCTTCAGATTCCTTGAAATACTCCTTTTTCTTCATTTTCTGCTTTTCGAGTTCTTTTTCCCATTCAGCCATCCGGGACTTTTCGGCGCTCCCGCCGCTTTTTCCTCCCTTGGCGCCACCATGGTACTCTTTGCCGCCGCCATGTTCCGCCTTGCCGTCATGTCCCGCTTTGGCGCTGCCGCCATGTTTGAGATGTTTGCCTTCAGGCGTTTTCGCTTTAGTCTTGGGGCCATCCATCAGATTATTTAACCGCTTGGCAAAAGCTTCAGTGTCATTATTAAGTTCTTCATTCGACATTTTCCAGGCCAGGGAAATGTCACGCCCAATGTCTTTCATCGCATCGGCGGCCCCTGCAAAATCACCGGTAACTAATCTTTTAAGGGCAATTCCAGTGTCTGCAATCGCCACGGCAATCGACAAAAACGTGACTTTGGCGGTTATCCAGAAAATGTTAATGAAATATCCGACAAAATCGAGGGTAACCACCACCGAATTGACTGCAGCTTTAAATATTGTCACGGCAGTCGGAAGCATATTGTTGAAATACTCCGCAAGTTTCCCGAGAAGCGGCATCACGGCATCACCAATGACCTTATTGAATGCGGTCATGCCCGCATTCATGTCGCGCATCTCCATCGTATATTTTTTTGTCGATTGCGCGCCATACTCACTCACCTCAAGGCCCAAATCATGGGCCTTCTCCTGGCCGAGCACCATTTCAGCAGATGTGAGGTTGATAATGTCCCGAACTTCATTCCAGGCGTCGCCATAGATTTTCTTACCGGCTACTTCGCGTTCCGTACCTGCAGTTATTTCCGCAAGTGCTTTGTTGGTATCCAGCATGATATCGGTCATGCTGCGATAGTTGCCGTTAGCATCGCGGGTCTTGATATCCAGATCTTTAAACGCCTGTTCGTTGGATTTCAACTGTCCGGTCATGGCGTTTGTTGCTTTGGAAAAGGTTTCCTGGCTGATTCCTATGTGATTGAGGGTTACGGCAAGGCCACTGGCGGCTTGGTTGGTTACTCCCAACGTCGAAGCCATTTTCATGGATTCCGTATTCCATGAGATGGTATTCGCAATAGCCTTTTTGATTCCCTCCCAGACTTGTATCGCGGCTTCCATTGCGATTTTAATGCCCTCAATCGCAATTTTTGCCTCCGGGAAGGCAGTGCTGACTAGATCTAAACAGGATTCAAGAGCGCCCTTTATACCCTTTGCAGACGTCTTGGTCAGCTCGGCCATGGCTTCAAGCCCGGCTTTCATCTGGGTTGTTGTGGTGTTAACGGTGGATTCCGCTTCACTCATTCCGGATTTCAGCTCTCCGGTATTTGCCCCAACTCGTATGTCTAGTTTTTCTTCAGCCATGTAAAGCTCCGCCTATCTGTCCGCCGCCGGCCACAAAATCGCCGATAAAATCCTGCAATCCTTTGCCGTCGCCCTGATTGTCCGTTTCAGCCTCCGGTGCTTTCTCCAGCAACGCCGAATTGAGCGTTGCCAGAGAAACGTGTACCGGAGGTGTCAGTTTCCAATGTTTGTTCATTGCCGCCAGCCTGGGCAGCGTCATGCAGTCGTCGATGTATTCCCATGTCCAGCCGGTAGCCGCCGCCAGGTACGCATAGATTTCGTCCCAGTCTATTTCCCCGCTACCGGCTTTGTTTCCCCCGTTGCCTTCTCCAGCCCGGATTGATTCATGACCGCCTGGAAGGTGGCGGCGATGTTGCGCAGGTCAAGCATCTCTTCCACCTGGTCGAGGGCGATATCGGGGTAGTTGCGGGTGAGGGCCGCGTGGACGATTTCGGCCTGAAGCGAGACCATGCCCGCTTCGTCGAGGCCGCCCAGGTCTTTGAGCCGTGGAGAGAATCTCTTGAGTTGTTTCAGGTTAAGGGCGGGCACGACATATTCCTCGCCGCCCAGATTGATTTTTTCTCCGTCTATCATGATGGTTCTCCTTTAGTAATCAGTTATTTGCAAATGTCCCGGCTATTGGCTCCCCCTCCCTTGACGGGAGGGGGCTGGGGGGTGGGTGAAGGTGCACTATGCAGATATCGTGGCACCTTCCCCCCCACCCTGACCCTCCCCCGCCAGGGGGGAGGGAACACGTTTACTCATCAAACGACAATGTACCGATGGTGTTGGTCGCGTCCGCAAACACGCTGAAATCGAATTCCGGAATCACGAAGTCTTCCAGCTTGGTCGCAAACGTCAGCTTGCTGGCCGTGCATTGCGGGAACGTGAAGGTGGCCGCCTTGCCCAGATAGCTGGTGGTGAACGCCGCCTGGAACAGCGGGGTGGTGCCCAACATCTGGTTGGTAATGACGATCTTGTTGCCGCTGGCCGCCACCGTGTACGAGTAGTTCAGGCGTACCGGGATATTGGCATCAGCAGAGGCGAAGGTGTAAACTCCGAGAGCGCTTACTGAATACTGCCCGGTTGTAGGGGCGGATGCCACCTTGGTCAGGAAAAGGCCGGTGTTGGCGTTCTGCACCCCCAAATCCTGAACAAACGTCGCGCCGTTGGCTGCCGTAACGGTCCAGGGGGTGGATGCCGGGATAGTTGCAGCCTCATCCACTGCCACGGCTTGTTTGCCGGTGGCGGAAGTCAGGCCGAAGAAGATCTGGTTCAGGGTGTTGCCGTTGATCTGCGCCGCCTTGGCCTTGCAGGTGATCTTGCCCTTGCCGCGGGCGATCGCCAGGGGGAACTGGTACGAACCGGCAAGCTCCTTTACGGTGAAGGAGAAGTCCACGGAGACGTCCTGGAGCGCTCCGAACCGGACAGGGGTGCTGTTTGCCGCTGAGTTGACGCCGTACAAGACGCCGGGGCCGAATGAATAAAGTGCCATTATGCTGCTCCTTTGTGCTGGAATCTGGTTTTGAGGTCTTCAACAGCCTCAAAAATCAGGTTGTAGGTGGTGGTGTCAATGGCCCGGTTGCATATTTGTTCGCGGAACCATTCGTCGATTATTTCCGTTTCAGTGTATTGATGAGTGGTTTCTTCCATGTGGTTGCTCCTTCTTGATTCCTACGAAAAAAACTTTCAAATGAGACTGTTACAAAAGCCGAGCAAGTTCCCTCCCCCCTGGCGGGGGAGGGTTAGGGTGGGGGGGAAGCTGCCATGATATCTGCATGGTGCACCTTCACCCACCCCCCAACCCCCTCCCGTCAAGGGAGGGGGAGCCGATTTCCAGTGCCTGCCACATTGCTCCTACGTTGCGACGATCTCAATCGGAATGATCGCCATTGCCTGATCGCCGAGCGTCCCCTCGTCGGTTTCTATTTTCCCGTTGATGAAACAGTGGGAGACGTTCGTTAGCCCAAGGGTTTGCGTCGTATCTGCCGGGCCATGCTCCAGCGCCGCTTCAACCGCGTCGATCAGCGGGTTGAGGATGGTTGACGGCGGTGTCTCGTTGTCTCCTGTCACATACAGGTAGATCTCCACCGGCAAGGTGTACCGGGGAGGCTGGTTGCGCATCCGGTCCACCTGCTGGGATTTTTCGGTCATGAACAGCGCCGGTTGCTGGTCTGCCGGTACATCGCCCCAGTGCCGCAGCTTGCGGCTGCGGGTGGCGATGCCGGGGATGCTTTGCAGTTTGGCGAACAGCGCCGTAAAAATTGTCTCCCGGTTCATTTCAGCGCCCTCCCGAGTGCGTCTCGCATCCCGGCCTTGATTTCAGTTTCCATTTCCCGGAGCGACGACCGGAGGAACGACCGTTCCGGCAGATGCATGTGCATCGTGTGGGTCCGCACCCGGACATTGACCGGGCTGATGGGCCTGCCGAACGCCTGCCGGATCTGCCGCATGTGCTCCTTGACCGTAACCGTGCCGGTGAAGCCGAACTCGTGGGCCATTGCATAGGGTTTTCTTGTGTTGATGACAGCCGTAATGCGGCTGCCGGATATGTCGATCCGCTGGCTGATGCTGTTCCGCAAGCCGCCGGTCCGGTTTTTAAGCTGTTGGCCGGTCAGCTTTTCCTCTTTGATCTTGCGCGCCAGCTTGAGCGCGAGCTGCCCCACGGATTCTTCCAGGGCCGCCTGCGTGTCCGGGTAGATCTTCCGCAAATACGGTATCAGTTGTTCGTGTCCGGTCAGAACGCCGCTGATCATACGGGAACCACCTTGTTGAAATTTCTCAGAATGTTGCGGGTTTCGTTCGTCAGATCCGATGCGGTGAACGCCACGGTTTCCGTGCCGAGGGTTTTGCTGGTCTGACCGATGCGGTCCCGCTCCCGGTATTTTTTAGCTACCAGCTCCCAGCAGCACATCGCTATCTCAGCCGGGACAGCCGCATAACCGGCCGTATAGGCGATGACGACGTTCTGGCGGCCGGGGGTGAACAGGTAGCCCTGTTGCAGGTACACGGCTATGTCGTCGAACTGATAGCCGGGCTGCATGCTGTTCGCGGCCAAGGGCACTGCCCGGTTGTCAACCGTGACGCTTGCGACCGACGCAATGGGGTAATTCCGGATCAGCATGCTGAAGCCGCCGTGACCGTCACGGGTTTCCGTGTACGGGGTGAGCGCAATCGTCCTGCTGGTCCATGATTCGATGAAGGCGGAAGCGCCGGTAATCATCTTGGCCAGCAGCGCATCATCTGTGGTTCCGGTGATCTTCAGCCATGCTTTGACATCTGCAAGAGTCGTCAGGTCCATTTAGGCCGCCGGGGTGCTTTCGTCGGAAGGGTCGAGTGTGAACCCGAAATTCTGCAATTCGCCCACGGCTTCCACTGGGACGTCGATAATCCCTTTCTTGTCCACGGGGTAAAACTCCCCATTGAAACCTGCGCCGCTTTTGTTATCCGCAGGGGCTTTCATCTTTGCCATGTTGATCAACCTCCAGGTAGTGGTCCCCCATGTTTCAGGGGGATGTTGTTCCGTTATGGTGTTTTATGCTTCAATACGTGGCTTTTGCATAAGCCGAAAATGTTCCCTCCCCCCTGGCGGGGGAGGGTTAGGGTGGGGGGGGAAGGTGCCATGATATCTGCATGTTGCACCTTCACCCACCCCCCAGCCCCCTCCCGTCAAGGGAGGGGGAGATGCTTTACCGGCCTTTTGAAGAGGTTTAGCCAAATCCCGACCTAATTCCCCGGCGCAATATTACGCCTGAGGCCGAACGCAGGCGGGAAGTAGCATTTCAGCACGCCGTCGAAATACACGCCGTACTCGTATTTGCGCGACCGGCGCGGCCATTCGATCTGGTAGTAATCCCGGCGCAGATGCTTGAGCATGATGGTGCCCACATCGTTGAGCGGGTAGGGTATGCTGTTGGACCAGTACAGAATCCCGCCCGGCGGCATGTTGGGGTGGCAGACGACCTTGACCTTGGTGTTGGTGATTTTGTTCAGGATGGTCCCGATCACCACGCCCGCGTCGATGGTTGCGCCGCCGTCATCCAGGGTGTAGCGGATCAGCGGAGCGCCGCCGTTTTTGATGATGATGGCGTTGATGTCCAGCAACACCTGGGAACCCACATACAGCTCGTCCGGGCTGAGGCGGTACTGATCCCAGAAGGCCGCAAGGTCGTTGTTGATCTCGTTGATGCCGCCTGCGCCGTCGCTGGTCATTTTGGTGCCGGTGCCGGGGGTGCCGGTTGCCTGGTCGAAGAACAGCGCACCCGAGCCGGATTTCATGATCTGGGTCAGGATGCCGTCGTACACCAGCGTATTGCGGCTGTTGTCCGAGGCGGGCAGGGCGCTGATGTTCTGCGTGCCGGTGGCGGTTGCGGTGATCAGAACTGAGTTGATGGTGGTGACCGCTCCCAGCAGTTCGTTGCCTGAGGTTCCCCAAAACCAGGCATAGGCGACCGCACCGCGCACCGGGGTAACGGAGGCGGAAATGGTGGAGGTGGAACCGGTGGTCACCTGGGATGCGGCCGCCGATTTCTGGGCCACGCCGCCGCCGTAGGTGTCGGATGTGCCATCGGCATTGGCGCGGGTGATGGAAGCGGTCAGGGCGGCAGTGGGGAGCGCCAGGCTTTGGCCGGTGGTGCCGTTGTTCACGGCAGCCACCTGCTGATAGCCCTGAAGGGTCAGCGCAACGCAATAGACGTTATAGGTTGCGGCTGCCAGGGTTCCGCCGGTGGTGGATGTGGCCACCGTGGGGGTGGGAGTCGTGCCCAGCGCCAGGGTGCCGTTGCCGCCTAGGTCGCAGAACTCTTCCTTGATCATGGTTGCCTGCAGAAGCTGCTGAACCGCAAGGGCCTTGATATCCTCAAAGCCTTCGGCCGCATAGTCGGCTTCAAAGGAGGTGTAGTTCTCCAGGCCGAGACCCACGAACTTGGCCCAATAATCCGCGACCGTCTGGGAGATTACGCCGCCGCGGTTTCCTTCCGAGACGCCGAAATCCATGTTGGTGGTGTTGACGCCGGTTACGGCCTTCCAGTTGCTCTGGATGCCGCGGCCGCCCACGCGCCGGGCAATGCGGTTGCGAAGCGGGGTAAGAACCGGATAGAGTTTCTTGCTGGGCGCTTCCAGATCGTAAAACGTGATGCCTGTGGTGGCGGAGGACGATTGGGTAAATGCGCGGGTTACGTCATCGTCATGGATGGCGTTTTTCTGTGCTTCGCTGATAAGCCGAAGCGTGTCCTGAGTCGTAGTGCTCATGTAGTCTCCTTTGCGTCGTCACGACGCTTGTTGGGGGGCAGGAAATAACTGTAATCAGTTGAGCGTCTTGCAAAAGTTCTGAACATTGACTCCCCCTCCCTTGACGGGAGGGGGTCGGGGGGTGGGTGAAGACGCACCATGCTGATACCATGGCAGCTTCCCCCCCACCCTAGCCCTCCCCCGCCAGGGGGGAGGGAACATTTTTGACTTTTGCAAGAGCCTCAGTTATTTCCTGACAACCCTTTAGGGAAATAGCCGGGCCTGTCTCGCGACGGTCCTGTTTCCGGGTCAGTTCTCTTTAGTAACATTAGGTACTCCCCCTCCCTTGACGGGAGGGGGCCGGGGGGTGGGTGAAGGTGCACCATGCTGATATTATGGCACTTCCCCCCTCACAGAACCACGAATGGGACACAAATAAACACGAAATCTTGATGAATAGATGAGGCCTATGAAATCAATTTGTGTCCATTCGTGTTTATTCGTGGTTCAAACTCTTACGTTACAAGAATTAGTAAAGCCACTGCGGGTTTTGATGTGCCCGCTTGATCAGCTCAAGCCCCGCCTGTTCGGGCGGCAATTCGTCGATGCGTTTGATGTCGGCCTCTTCGCGGGATTGGGCCGTGTTGAGGTCGTCTCCCTTGTCGATCACCTTCAGCGCGCCCTTGGCCGGGGCAGGCTGCGCCTCCAGTTCCCTGATGCGCTCGACGCAGCGGGCGTTTTCGGCCTCGAGCCGCGTAATGGCGGTGTTCAGCCGCCGCACGTCGCTTTCCAGGCTTGCCGCGCGCCGTACATCGTCATCCGCCCCGGCGCCTGCTTCCACCCGGTCGCACTTGTCGCACAGGGGCACGCCAAGGCCGCGCAGACAATCCTTGATGGTGTTCAGCCGCGCCATATCTTCCGCCGAGTGCCGCGAGCCCGAAGGTTCGGCAGGCTCAGGGGGATGGCCGGGGGTCAACTCTTTCTTTTCTGCGGGTAATGCTTCGTTAGGTTTCATAGCTCCTCCGTCAATTCTGAAAATCCTGTATTCGTCAAAAGGGCACCCTTCGTTCGAAGGGCGGTCCACAAGGGAATGCTCGGTAATCGACTGGAGATGGATCACATCCCCATCCTGCCATTTGTCGGGCGGAACGATGCCCATGTTCTCGCCGTCCCGGACGGTGAACTTCTGACGGCCGCCAATGGAAAAACCCTTGTAGATGCCGTCCTTCACTTTCGCCCAGGCAATATCATCGCCGATATAATCGGTGACATACACGCCGACGTCATCGACGCGGATATCCCGGACAACGCCGATGGCCGACGGTTGATGCATCTCGCGGACATTGGCCCACCGCATGTAATCGGGAAGACAGTCCTTGACGCTCTCCAGGTCGATGTACGTCCCATAGGAATCCTTGATGTCTCCCCGGGTCATATACCCGGACACCAGCCGCTTTTCCTCATCAACCCTGGTGATGTCTACAAAGAAATGTACGTCGTGAATGCTTGCCATAGTTTGTACGCTCTTTTTGTAAGAAGTGTCTAATGTGAGTAAGCTATCATTTGTGCATATAAAAAGCAATAACAAAAACACTAAAACGGAAATAAAATTTCAAAGGTCATGATTTATTGCAATTAACGTCGATCTTCAGCCGGTTCCTTCTTCCTTGAGGGAGAAGGTGGCCGAAGGCCGGATGAGGTGGGCGGCCGTGCCCATGAAGGCAGCATTTCCCTCCCCACCCAACCATCCGAACTTCATGTTCCTCCCCCTTCAAGGGGGAGGTTAGGAGGGGGATGGGGGTAATGTCGGCAACGTATCAAAGTGTCTTGCTTTACCCCATCCCCACCCCATCCCTCCCCTTGAAGGGGAGGGAGCATTTTTAGCTTTGCCCTGAAAAACTGGTAATTTCTTGATGCTCGTAATGAGTGCATATAATTTCAGTTTTTACACACTCGGGTTGTTGGGCGATATATTTCTGCCCATCCTCTGTGCCGAGTTGTCTGATCTCTTGCGAAAATCTAAAATATTCCCTCCCCCCTGGCGGGGGAGGGTTAGGGTGGGGGGGAAGCTGCCATGGTATTGACATGTTGCACCTTCACCCACCCCCCAACCCCCTCCCGTCAAGGGAGGGGGAGACGCTTTTTAGAATTTTCGAGCACCCGCGTGTCACTCTTCGCCAGTATCGTCTGTCATGACCGCTGCCGCCTGCTTTCCCGGCAACGGCCCCTCCATCCCGATCCTCGCCCGCACCTCTTCCGGCCCGATGACATTCGACGCCAGGTAAATCTGGTCGATCTGCGCCTGCACCAGCGGGTCGCTGGCTGTCTGGTCCTGCCACCCGAATTCGATATCCGTATACCCGAAATACTGCCGGATGATGAAATCGTGCAGACGCTTGACCCACAGCATGCGCGGCCCCTTGCCGTCTTCCTTGCTTGCCTCTTGCGATGTTTCGGCCGTGGCGCGGTTCATATCCTTGATAAACGGCTGTGGCGAAATGGAGAAACAGAAGCAGACAACGCGGGCCAGCCATTCGTCGAACTCGTCCTTCAACGCCTTTTCCTTGGTGTCATAGGGCTTGACATCGCCGGGGATGAACTTCGCCTTGCGCCTGCTGGCCGTGGTGTTGATCAGCGTATCCCACCAGAGCTGCATCTGCTTTATCTGGTTGGGCTGCCAGGTGGAAGGAACGCCGAAAATCAGATCCGGCGTGTTGCCTTCGCTGTAGAACTCCAGTTGGTGGAGCTGGCGGCGCAGGGCAATGTTCACCGTCATGATGATCTGCTCCACCTGACCGAAGCCGTACACCCGGTTCGACCGGCGGTTGCGCGGAAAATACAGCAACTCGTCGCGGGTGTAATTCACGGCGGGCAGCCCCTTTAAAACCTGCTGGTACGCCGCTTCGGGAGGGAAGGGCGTGCGACCCGTGGCGTCCAGAATGGGCTTGATGGTTGCCCCATCCACGATTTCCAGGGCGTACAGCGTGCCCCCCTTGGTCCGGCGCGGATAAATGGTGGCGGCATCCATGACCAGCATATCCTCAAGCAGCATGCGCAACCAGGTGGCGTGCTCATTGATACCGTCGGGCCGTCTGAGAAAGTCGGTAATGGCCTTGCAGCGGCTGTCCGGCTTGGCCTTGGGGTCAACCGGCTTGATGATCCACTGCTGGGTCTCGATCTGATCCTTGACCGTCTCGATGACGATCCTGAGCAAATCATAGCTGTCCGCCAGGGTGCGAAGCTGCCGGAACGAAACCGCTTCGCCGTGACGGGGCGTGATGGTGAGGTTGTAGCCTGTCGGATAGTCGAAGGCGCGTCCCGCCACCCCTTCCTTTTCCGGATCCTGCACAACCGCTGGTAATGGTTCGAGCGGGCCGAACCATGCCTGGGTCATGGCGCTGAAACCGGCTTTCATGCCGGACATGAACTTGGCCATGGAACCCAGATCCGTAACGGTACCGCCGCCGTTTGCCGCACGCTCGCTCATTACGCGGCCGTCCCTGTGGCGTCGATCCAGCCGGTATTGGCCGCATTGCGCCAGATTGGTTTGTTGATGGTCGAATCGAAGTAAAATTGTCCGGGCGACAGGTTAGTTGTCGGGCGGCTGGCGGTGGTGCCGCTGTCGTGCGGGATAACGCACCCCGCGGCCACGGCTGCGCTGATCAACGCAGTCGGCACGTTGATCATGCCGGTGGCATCGGGAACCAGCTTCGTTCCATCGATAAATAGCCGGATGATTCCGGCAGGGGCTCGCATTTTAGTAGTTTGTGTCGGCATAGGTGTTCTCCTGTTTGAGTTTCTTGTATACGTCATGAAAAGCCTAACTCCCCCTCCCTTGACGGGAGGGGGTTGGGGGGTGGGTGAAGGTGCAATATAGTGATATCGTGGCAGCTTCCCCCCCACCCTAACCCTCCCCCGCCAGGGGGGGAGGGAATATTTTGACTTTTGCAAGAGCCTCCTGTTATTTGAATTGTTGTGCGTAGAAATCCAGCAAGCCACAGTTATTGTGCGTCAGTTCCGCGAATCCGTCGGAAAGCGCGTCGATCTGGTCGTCATGCGCGCCATTGGGGAAAACCCGCATCTCGGCGATCAGCGCATCGTTCCACGGCGCCTTGAGCATCGCCACATTGCCCACATTGCATTGCGCGGCAAAGGGCTCTGCCCGGGTAATCTTATCGCCCGTCACCGGGCAGGCCGCCACCATATGACCGGCCAGCTTTTGCGTAAAATAGGCAACCTGTGACTTACCAGCCTGACCGGGGTCTTGCGGGATGCGGATCTTCACGTTCAGCCCGTCCCGTTTGCCCGTATTCACCAGGGCCGATTCCACCTCGTGCGGGCCGCCCTGCATCCTCACCATATCGGCGATCAGGTAGCGGCCGTCTTCAAGCTGCCCGATCTTCCCGCCGACAGTCCAGTCGCCAGCGCCGCGCGTTGAAGCGAAGTCCCAGGCCCTTACAAAACGGGTACCGGAGGGGATAGCCTCGATAACGGGAATGGCGTCGGGCCTGAAGATAATGCCTTCTGGCGGTGCGGGTTCTTGCTGATACTGCCCGGCAAAGGTGTACGGCGCTGCCGTCTTCATGCGCTGTAGATCGTCGGTAGAGTGCTTTTCCGGCCATAGCGCCGTCCCATCCGGTTGCAAGGTTGCCAGCTTGATATGTTCCCATTGTTCGCCGTTACCTCCTGAAAGAAGCCATCCGGCCAGATCCTTCTCGTGCAAGCGCTGCATAATCAGGATAATCGGGGTGCCGGGGCCGTTCTTGCGGCTCTCCAGCGTATTTTGAAACCAGTCGATCACGTTCTGGCGCATGACATCGCTTCGCGCTTCATCGGCCTTGTGCGGGTCGTCGATAATGATTGCGCCGCCAAACCCCCGGCGATGCTTTCCCGCGCCGTAGCCCGTGATCGAACCGCCTGCTCCAACGGCGTACACGCAGCCGCCTGCCGTTGTCCTCCATTCATCCTTTGCATTGCAGCCGCTACGCAGGGCAACATCCGGGAAAATCTCCCGGTAGGCAGGGTGTTGCACCAGCTCCCGCGTCTGCCACGCATTGCTCGCCGCCAGCCTGCTGGAGTACGACGTGTGGATGAACTCGGCATCGGGAGTCTTCCCCAGCGCCCATGCCATAAAGTTGATCACCGCTAATTCCGTTTTCGAGTATCGTGGGGCAACATTGATGATCAGCCGTTTGCACTCGCCGCGGTACACCCTCATGAGCGCATCGCAGATCCGGTCGTGATGCGGACCTTTCAGCCACGCATAGTTTCTCCGCTGCAAAAACATCCAGCGGGAGAACGCATACAAGTCTTCCCGCGCCAGGATCTGGGCGGCAAGCTTTTCTTTCAGGGTAAAAGGTTCCATCAAAACTTATCCAGAACATCTTTCACGATTTCCCGGAATTCGCCGGACGTCATGCTTACGGCCTGAATCGGCATGCCGTGCGGCCCGGAAATTTCGCGCTTGTCCACAAACATGCCGAGGTGTTTGCCGATAAGCTGCAACGCCTGGGTCGCCCCCTTGGAATCGAACGCCCACACATTGCGTCCCTCCTCGTCAGTAGCCTGAACCACCTGGCGGCCAGCCGGGTCGAACTCCCTCACAGGTGATTTCTGCATGCAGCGCTGGGAAACCTCGACCAGATTATCCAGCACCCATTGGGCATCGATCCCGGCCTTTCTGCTCCGTTCCAGCAACGCCTCTTCAATAGCGCGGGAAACATGAGGGTTCTCGGTCAGCTTGCGTCCACCCTCAACGCTATAACCCGCCCGCACAGCCGCCTGAGTGGCGTTCATGTCGATCAGGTATTCCGAGACGAACATCTGTTGTTTGGGAGTGAGATATTTCATATGCAAAAGCCTTGGGGGGTGGGGTGATAGATAATCAACCCTCCCGGTGCCTCCTTTGTTTGTTGGTGATGTGTGTAAGTTAATACCGTTTTGATGTATTGTCAAGGGGAAAAATTTGATGCTTTTAAGAGGAGGGGGTAGGGAAGGAACGGAGTCGCCGTAAAGCTGGAAGAGGAAGGTTTCGCGGCGGATTTGTTTGGATGGGGGCATTTTTACTTGGTGGGCAAAGGAAAAACGTTACATTTCGGAGGGGCACCGGCCAGGAGTGGTGATTTAGTCTAGAGAATCGAATCGATAGCAGGCCATTGTTTAAATATTGGTTAACAGGGAAGCGGCAAAAAGTAATCTTGATAAAACTGGTCATGTAAGTTTGTGGAATTAGCCAAAAGTTATTTAAGTCTTGACAAGGAGATTTTTTCACCTATATATCAATTTTAGTTACAACTTTGATCTTAAAGTGAAATTTTTAGAGAATTTATCTCTAAGGGAGAAAGTATGTTAGTAAGGCTATGCCTTGAAAATTTTAAATCATTCAAATCAGAAGAGTGTATCGAACTGTTGGCAGCTCCCTCTGACAAAAGCCATGAATATCATGTGATCGTTGATGAAAAACACCCTAAAAGGAGTCTACTTAGAGCCTGCGCAATCTATGGTGCAAATGGCTCAGGCAAATCTAATATTGTTAAAGCATTGATATTATTGAAAGATTTGGTGATTGATGGAACTAGGCCTAGCCAAAAACTGACCATGCACCCATTTAAACTGGATAATGAGAGTATTAAAAAGCCAACAAAAATTGAAATTTGCTTCAAACATGAGGGTGTATTTTATACATATGGGTTTGAAGCGACACAAGACTATATCGTTGGAGAATGGCTAACGGCTGTTTCTAATGTTAAGGAGTTTACCTACTTCGAGAGGATGGCTGACAAAAATGGTAAACCTAAAGTTGCAATTCACCCTAAGCTAGCTCGAAAGGGTAGCAAAAAATATGAATTCTTAAACTTTATTGCCCAAGGAACAAGAGCTAATCAACTGTTTCTAAATGCGACTTATGAGCGAGATGTTGAAGATCTTAAGTCTCCATTACATTGGATTAAACATGATTTGGTAATAATAAAACCTGAGAGTATATATGGTGGTTTATTATCAGAAAGCCATAACGATACTCCTTTTTCTGAATATATTAACAAATTTCTTTCAGCTTCTGATACTGGAGTCAGCAATATAGTTACAGAAAGCATAAAATATAATCCTAATAACCCTATAATAGATATTCCAAGTAACATTTGGGAAGATATTACTAAAGACCTTAGTGAGGGTCAGTCAGTATTTGTTAAATCTCCTGAAGGCATGCAATATGAAATAACTAAAGATGAAAATAATGATGAAATAAATGTTCTTTTACTAAAAACACAACATACAAGTACAAATGGTGAAATGATCACATTTGATATCGATGAAGAGTCCGATGGCACAAGACGTCTTATGCATCTTCTTCCAGTATTGATACATTCTCAGAAAGATACAAAGGTTCATGTTATAGATGAAATTGATAGAAGCATGCACCCACTTTTAACTCGTCAACTTATAGCTGCCTATCTTTCTGATGAAAAGTGCCGAAACAGTCAACTGATTTTTACCACTCACGAAACCAGTTTGCTTGACCAGAACCTGCTAAGAAGAGACGAGATATGGTTTGTAGAAAAAGATCATAATGGATCATCTCATTTTACGTCTCTCGTCGAGTACAAAGTCAGACCCGATTTGAAGATTGAAAAAGGCTATCTTAATGGTAGATTTGGGGCAATTCCATTTCTCGGTGATATTTCTAGTCTGGTGGGTGAAGGATGTCATTGATAGCAAGAAAGCGCAGACCACTTGAACGTACAAAAACCTCTTTTCGTGATTCAAAGTTGATTGTTATTGCTGCTGAGGGCAAAAAAACTGAAGGTCAGTATTTTGATATGTTCCGTAAAAAAAGATGTCACGTTAAAGTAATTCCTAGTGTAGATGGTAAAACATCACCAAAGTATATATTGGACAATCTTGCAGCAATTGTAGAAGAATTTGATTTTCACGAAGATGATCAATTTTGGCTAATGATTGATGTAGATCGATGGAAAAAACGTGAGTTAGCAATTGTTGCCAGGGAGGCTATTCGTAATGGTTATTCTCTTTCGATTAGCAACCCTTGCTTTGAATGTTGGTTGTATCTTCACTTTTCAGACATTGAAATAAAAGAGTATACATCTGTTGAAATAACTAATGCTTTACGGAATATTCTGGGTGGATATAATAAGTCAAAAGTAAATGTTAAGCTGTTTGAACCACACGTGACTGATGCATTGCATCGTGCACAAAAACTTGATGTTAATAAAAGTGATAGATGGCCACAAATAGTAGGATCTCATGTTTATAAAGTTGTAGAGGTGATAATGCAGTCCCAGTAA